AGATGAAGAAAGGCAGGACTCTTTTCGCATATTTATCCAAATGTTCTTGAACTACAGTAGCAATTCGTTCTTCGAATTTGGATATGAGCATAGGGTCACCTGTTTCTTTCGCCTGGTAATATAACTTCTTTAAATTTTCAACACTACGAGTATTGTATGGAAATCCTGGACTAGTACTCGGAGCCATTCCATTAACATTACCAAAAGATACCATGGCTTGTTTCATAGGTATGACTCTTCTCGAAGCCCAAGGAGTAGTATCATGTTCTCTAATAAGATCATAATAAGACTCAGCAGCAGATTCTACATGTTCCTGTTTTAAAGGAATAGTATCAATACTATAAGCTTCTAAAGCTTTCTTCTTTGGACTAATCTTCTCGCCTGTTTGATAGTCAACAAAATCTCGTAATTTAGCAGGCATATCTTCTACTATATCATAAGGTGAAGGAAGTTTTCCGTAGAGTTTTGATCTTCTTATTTCTGATGCATACACTGTATTCGGGGCAATTCCTGGAGAAAATTTCGCCACGGGAAAGAGTCCTGATTGAGCAACAATTTCATCAAAGTATTCTACTGTATCGGGAATTTCTTCATCTTCAAATGTTATTAATTTCTCCATCTTATCTTTACAAGCTTCAAGCATGCGATCAAAATATTCTTGTGTAAGAATGTTAGAAAAACCATCTGTTTTAGTTCCAGCTACATGCATACCAATGACACACCTATTGGAAAACTTGGTACTATCAATGAATAACATCGAACCACAATCTCCCGAAGATACACTAGCAGTATAAGTAAAACCTGAACCTAAAGCATACATTCCAATAGGATCCCATGTAGAATAAATAAACGTGGGCTCACTTAAGAACTTAGCTTTGAATTGGGCTTGTCTCATAATAAAAGAATTGTCCATAAGATGTGAAGATCCTATCAAACTTGAAGAAAATCCACCAGTATTTCGCATGGACTTAACATCATCTTCCTTAACAAGAAAACGATACATTCCAATAGCATTAGGATTTGCGCTAGGCATGTGAAAAATCATATTATCATTATCACATGACTCATCAGTCACATTGAATTTCATCAGAATATCACATACAAAGTTCTTATAATACACTTTTCTGGCAGGATTTACTAGCATTAAGTATACTTTCTTAGTTTCATCAGCTTCCAATATTTCATTCATCAGATAAGTGAAATGAAATGGAGCCGTAAAATAGTTACCTTTCAGATTCCAAGCATGTCCTAGACGGGTATATTTGTCATGATCATCT